TAGACTTGCGGTTGCTACCAATCTCATAAACTCAACTATTCAAATGACATTTGATAAGTATCGTCTCAAAATGAAAACTTTTCATAGAATGTGTGATTATGAGTTATTCATGTATGAGTACTTACCCAAAGTGGAACAAAAAGTTGATGGTCTCGTGTTCACACCGGTAAATGAACCAATGCGCCTTGGAACACATGAAACTATGTTCAAGTGGAAACCTAGAGAAAAGAACACAGTAGACTTCTCGATGAAAAGGGGTAGAAGTTTTGATGGCGTCGGTAAACCAGGTGTTCCCGTGTGGAAATTGTTTGTGCAAGAGAAAGGTAAGCTATTTTATGAGAGTGAATTTCCAATAAGTCGCATGGACGAACCATGGTTTGAAGATGGTGCGATTGTTGAGTGTATGTATATAACGTGGGAAGATGGTCCATTATGGTGGAAACCCCTAAAGCGTCGCCGCGATAAAACACATCCCAACAATAGACGGACATTTTACAACACGATCAAAAATATTAGAGAGGATATCCAGATGAAGGAGTTTTTAGATTGTAGACCAGAACGTAGTGACCAGCCTCATTAGGAAGAGGTTGTTCGCGAATAAACTCGTCATTTATGTAATGCCATAAACCCCTGTGTTTCACAAAACTAACGTAATGACCATCATGTTGGACACCCACGTGAATCGCACTTGAGATCAAATTATATTCAAAGTTATCCAAATGTAATTTTTCGATCACTTTGAAATAACTCTTCGTATCAAACGAAATTAATAAAATTTTTGGAAGTTTTGAAAATACCATGCGTGTTGTTGCGATGTTATGTACTTTTCCATCATTATCTTCAAAATTTTCTAATACATTCCACGATGTACTTTTATTAAGCATTTCACCCATGTCCTTGCTCGCCGAGTTTACGATGTTTACACAAAAATCTTCTTCTACACGCGTCTTTCCGGACGGCCATATAACTTCTTGGGCTTTTTTCCCGTAGAACCACTGTTTTATTTCTGGTATTTCCCTTTCTAAAATATCTATGATGCACAGAAATGCTTCCTGTACATCATGTTGTTCACCAGTCACAAACCGTGGAAAATGTTTTTGAAATGCACACAAAAGTGGGTGTGCGTTAACGAAACCTTTTTGTGATTTATTCCAATATACATTCACCAGTTGTGAATATAACTTTGTAAATTCACATTCTCCTGAATACGGATTATCTATTAAATAATTTGAAAGGATGGGAATAGACAAAAGACATTGCAACGATGTGTTAAAATAACATGTGTTCCCGTTGTTTCTTAAACCTTTCATTACATTTTTTGTACAAAAAACACTTAAGAAGATGACGCACATTAACATTGTAAGCAACAATGCACGACATCAAATCTATCGTTGACAAAGTGTTCCCCGTCTTTGAGAGCCACAAAGATGAAGAACATATTGAAGTTGAGATTCGTCTAGGAAAATATAACGGAACGTTTTTTGATACAAATGTTGGTAAGGATGTTTTCGAACGAGTACTCGAAGGTCTCAGAAAATATAGTGGTTGGGAAGATGTAAAAAATTCAACGTGTGATATTTTTTACAATGATAAAAATGGTATTCGCATCACAGCGAATGAAGAGACGGGTGAACAGACCATGGTTCAAAAAATAAACGCCGTAAAGACAGATTTTACTGGAGAGCCAACTGATATGAGGTTTAGTATTTCAAGAGAAATACCAACCTGGGGACAGTATGAAATGGACAGGAAGCGGACTAAAACACGCCACTCTTTCATCCGTAAGAATTTAAGTATAGATATGACAATCTCGTCGGGTGACAATGTTGATATGGATTCTGAGGAAGAATGTTCATATCAGATTGAATTTGAAATCATTGATCCCAAAAATGTTTCAAATTTAAATGACTTTTTCAACACAGTTTATAAAGTGAATGATTTGTCCAAATTAATTCCTGTGTAATAATTAAGATGTTACGATACGTATTTCTCGCCCTTGTGGCATTTGCCCTTATATATGAAAAAACAACAAATTCGTATGAAATTGCCGGTTCTAAAAATTTTCATTTAAGTTATGGTATGTCTAAGGAGATGTACCTTCTCATGCGAAAAGAAGGTGTCAGTGCGGAAGATTTGAAAAAGTTCGTGCAATTGGAGGATCGTCTTCTCCAGATTGAACGAAATTCGGTTTGTTCGGGGATTCCATACGTTGTTGAGGGAACTTCAGTTTCTAATTTAATAAAGGATCTATTTCCACGCTATAATTTCGTGTATCACACGATTCATCTCAAACAAATAGCCGAACCAACTAAAACTGTGAATATGAAAATTAAATGTTAACACGTAATATAAAAGATGTCCCAGGTTGCCATAATTGGTCTACTTGGCTTGATGACATGTTGTTCTTCTAGTTCAGCAGCCATGCTCATGATGGGTGGTGATGATGACACCCTCTCGTCCACAGGACCGGGACCCGCAGCACCTCCCTGTGAAAGTGATAAGTCTTTCGACTCCCAAACGGGTTCATTCACATGCTCAAGTATTGACGATTTCAAACCAGAAAAAGCTACTTGGTGGGGTACTTGGATCAATTCCTCAGTTCCAATTTCCAGTGAAGAAGCTACCGCAGCTGGTATGTCACACACTTTCCACACTTTAACCTCTTCTCCTACCGAGAAAAAATACATCGCGATGCGCAAAACGGATCAACACTGTAAAATGGTTCAGTTTGATATTACAAAGAGTGGTAACACCTGTAGTTACGCAATTAATGATGCTGGGTACGCGGGTTATGGTGGAGGTGGTATGGGTGCCGAAGAGGCGTGTACAGCTACAACGGATGCCGAAGTTATAGCAAAGTGGAATGCAAAGACACCTGTTGCCTCAGCGAGAACTGCAGCAACTGATGAAGGTTATGGTCTCAAATCTCTTGGATACTCATTGTATTGCTAAAACTGTGAACACACAAGTAACATGTTGAGAAGGTTCCACACAAGCATGTGATGCTTGGGGCTCTCAATTTTGTTGTAATTCTTCACGATGTGCATGATGAGTGCGTTATCATCTTCATCATGCAATTCCAATAGATGTTTCACTGGATCAGGTGCATTAGCAAACTTTTCATCAACTTTGAAGTCAAGTTCAAGTTCACACATCAACTTTTCACTTTCTCTCCCCTTTCTAATGTAATCAGCCACAATGTATATCACTGCATCTAAAAGCTCTTCTTGGCACATGTTGATCCAAGAGTTTTCAGGTGTTCCCCATTCACGAGTATCGGAATTGACAATCACACCGTGGCCATATCTCTCCTTACCCAATTCAAGGCGTCCAATCAGTTGTTCTTCAATTGATCCCATATTTAATTATCTTTGTGACTTATTCCTTAAGTTTATCCAAGTTTTCTTGTAGTTCTCAAGTTGTTTCGCTGTTGGTCCCTTAGTCATAATGAAGTTTGTCGCGGCACTTCTGTATTGAGTGACAAGCTTTTGGGGAACACCCTTAACATTAACTTGGTTCATGATAACCTTCTTTTCAAGGTTGCGTCCTCTGTCATTCTTCCATCTATTTACAAGCCTTTTCTTCACAAGATCCACATCTTTCTTAAATGGAATACCCTGTTTGTTACCCATCTTCAATCTATTGAGGCGCATTTTCATTTCTTTGACATCATTATTGAGGGAAGGCATCACATTCTTGTAACGATCCATCCATCGTTTGCCATAGAGCTTTATAATATCCTTTCGGATTGAGTTTTCATTGAGACCTCTCTTTTTGATGACCCGTTCCTTCTTTACATTTCTCTTCTTTTGAGCGACTTCTTTACGAGAAGGTGGTGGTGTCTTTGGTTTAGGTTTGGGGGCAAGCATGGCGTTGCGCGCATTTTCAATCTTCTTACAGAGTGTGGCCTTTGTCTCTTTGGAATCAAGTTTAATCTTGAGGATGCCGGCAACTCGGAGAAGTTCAGTCTTGCTGTATCCTGTACAAGTAGCGCGTCCAACCTTGAAGTTGTTACCCGATCCAACGAGGGCAACAATCTTCTTCTTTTGGGTGTTACGGAAAGTGGCACTCTTCACCCCCGAGATCTTCTTAATTTTGTCACAAATCTCCTGTTTCTTTGTGGAAGCGGAAACATTCAAAACACCCAATTTCTTTGCGAGATCCACAAGTTCTGGTTTTGCCATGCGCATGCATTGTTTACCGTCAATTTTAAGAGCCGCGAGTTGATTCGTACTCAAAGTTTGTTTTTTGTTACGTCTTTTGGGGGACTTCGTCTTTTTGGGTACACGAACACTTTTACCCTTGACCAACCGAGAGGGTGCTTTGCCGGTAGCCTTAACATCCCCAAATTCGTACATTTTTCTAACAAGCCCAGCACCAGTATTGTAAGCGTCAAGTAAATCCGATGGTGTCGAGGCACCTGAAATCTGTATACTCCCACTCTTTGCAAAGATGTATCTGTGTCCATTATATGTAACATATAGGAATGGAGAAAGTTCTGGATCATACTTTGCGGAGCTGGCGCCGTACTGTTTCATTAACTTTTCTGGGAGTGCTTCCATATATCCAAATGGACCATTTACACCAAACGTTGCACTGAGATTGTTGTATTGGAATGGGTTATATAAAAATGCCTCTCGATCGGAGTAATTATCAACGATAAACTTACGAATAAGTTCCGGTTGATTTGCGATATTAGTTCCTATAAAGCCACCGGAAAAACGAATTTTACCATTCTTGTAAAAGTTTACAGTAGCACCCTTGGATTCAATATCATTTGATAGAACAACTTTAAGTTGAACAGTAAAAAAGTTTTTACTTAGATCACCCTTTTTACCATACTCCTTTGTGTGCGAGAACCCCGTGACAAAACGCCCATAGATACCATTAATCTCCTTTGTATCTATATAAAGACCCTCTCCGATTGGTGTTTTGGGGAGTGGTGTTTTGAGAAGGATTTTTTTGATGTTTATACGAGTTTCGGCACTAAAATCCTTGTTCACAGTCGCGTTAAACATACCAGGATTTAACTTACTCACGATAAATGTGGGTGGTGATGGAGTTTCGATGTTGGCAATTATATTGTTATTGTTATTGTTGTTACTATCACTCATATGAACAAACTCCGCAAACTCCCCATAATTTGCATTGTTAATTATATTTTTTTCCAATCGAGGTGGAAATGCCATCTCAGCTTCAATTTCTCTGACCAATGCGTTATTTGACGCAGTTGTGGAAACAGAACTTGGACTGTTTGCTGGACGTAATTCCACGCCAGACTGTTTGACAAATTCTCTGAGCTGTTGGCTCATATTACTATTGTGTAGCATTTTTTTCTAGTAATCCTCGGTGAAGCCCAAACTTTCCTCAACCACGTCAACCCCGTAAATGACAGGTTGCCTCGGGTATGTGCGCCCCTTGTATGTCACAACTTCATCCCTAACTTCGATATCCCTCGAACTAAATGGACCCGCATAGAAGTCTTGATTGAACTTGGGCTTGCCAAGGTTGTTCGCTTGACAATGTTGATTGAAAACCTGGATGAAGAGCTTCTGAGGTACAAACGCGTCTTTCCCGAAGACGATGTTTGTAGATTCCAGGAAGTTGTGGAGAGTACTCGCAACCATAGCGACCTGCTTCTGGATTTTCTTGAAATAGTCGGGAACTACGTTCCAGATATCTTTGTCCCTATATTTGTTTGAGTAATCAAGGTACGCCTTGATACACTTGAGTAAAATGATTGGTAACTCACGATTCAACTTCTCGTCAAGTTGTGGATCGGCATCCCTCACTTGTTTGGAAAAGTTCCATGGAAGAATACGGCGAAGAACGGAGCCTGAGTTATCTTTCCAATTGGGAACTTCATTCCCACCCAGAACACCTGGAACAGTCCACTCGATGGAGACCGCAGTTTTGTTTTTGACGGCAACAGAGACATCCTCCCCTGAAACCATAGACTGGAACTCCGCCTGTTCGAGAGCGAGGTCTCCCTTCACTTCTGGTGCGATGAACATGAAGGAATCCTTGATCGCCGAGAGACCGAACTTCTTCTCGATGTTGTTTGAAAGGGTGCCAACGTCTTCGTTTTCATAAAACTTCTTGAAAACTTTGGTAATGAGGGTAGACTTCCCGGATCGAGCGATCCCCTTAAAAAATGGAATGATCTGCCACCCATCCAACTCCCCAATATCAAAACACAAACGCCCACCCATCACATACGCCCAGTTACACACCTCATCTTCGAACTGCTGGTACTTGAGGATTGAATCGAACCAGGGGGTTGGAATATCTTGCCATCTCTCTACGTGTGAGAAGTCATCAAACTGTTGATCAAAATACTTACACGCGATGATTGTTGGGTCAAGGCAACGAAATTCGCGACTGTCATATGGGTAAAAGCAGCAATCATAGACACCACGATCTGGAATCCACTCCTTACCTACAAACACACCATTTTTGAATGACCATACGTTTCGTCTTTTAGTAATCTCCGGAAACTGAGCGTCGTGGCACTTGCTTAAATTATCAATAACGTCTTTGAATGTACTACCTCTCTGTGTAAAGTTCTTCCATGTAAGGAAGTCATCATCTTTTTGCGCCAATGAATAAACAAAGTGTTCAATGGTAAACTTTGCTTGCCATGCACGTGTTCTATGTCCATCTACAGTTCGAATTTCTTCGCAGCACTGTCCCTTGTACCGGCGATACCCAGACTTGTATGTCTGATCGAGAGAATATAGAAGACATTTTTGAAATGGTGTGGAACTTTCGACTTCTTCTTCATCCATCGTAGAAGGATCGCCTGTCGTACTGAATTGTGGCAAAGCCGTGGGATTATCGATTCTCTCAAACGATGTGTAGTGGCGTCGAATATTTTCATAACCATCTGACAGTTGTTTTAAAACATTATTAATACGTCGTACGACATTAATCCCGTCGTCGTTAGGTTCATTTTTGTGAATTTTTAGATCTCGCGCATGATTCTTCAAATTAATGAGATATGTTCTCTGTTTATCACGAATACCTTTTATGGCCAGGATGTCGATCATCGTCGGGTTGGGATTACCATCTTCGTCAAAGTTCTCAGGGTGAATATACTGTCTGTATCCCAACTCACGTGCATTTCTGAAGTCATTTGTTTTCAGTGACCACGCCGATTCAAATCTGTCTATCATGTCGACCACCTGTTCTTCTTTCATCGATTGGATGTGCTGCTTCTGAAGTTCTGTGAGTGCTTCATACTTATCAGGCTCTCGATCGATGAAATGAGTGTGTTCCATTTCTATTTATTGACCTACGATTTTTGTTTCTAAGCTTATTTTTGAGATTGCATTTTAGCGAGCATCTTTATCAAAATTCTATTTTGTGTTTCTATTTGATTAGAAATATTCACAAGTGCTGAACAAACGGTATCACCGTCTGGAGTAGCTAAAAGAGAAGTCATCATACCCATAAGATCTAACTCACCGTCATCGTCTGGAAAAAAATCATCTTCTCCACCCTCAGAAAATTCAATATCTTCTTCGTCGGACACAATTTCACCTTCTTCAATTTGTTTTTCTTAGCTATTGTCTTCCCCAGGCTGTGATGACATTTTAACTTTGACTGAGAAAAGATGATGACCAAAATTTCGCGATGATGCGATTTCAGCCAGAAAAAAAATGTTGCTATATAGTACAAAAACTCTCACAATGGCCGGTGGTCTCATGCAACTCGTCGCCTATGGCGCCCAAGACGTCTACTTGACTGGTAACCCAAAGGTCACCTTCTTCCAAGCTGTCTACAAGCGTCACACTAACTTCGCTATGGAAAACATCGAACAAACTGTTAACGGTACCGCTGCCAACTCAGGCCGCGTGTCCGTGACCGTTGCGCGCAACGGTGATTTGGTCGGTGACATGTACCTCGAACTCGAATCCAATGTCGACACCTCCGTCACTTCCGACACTACCTCCGATAACAACTGGATTGCGGAGCGTGCGATCAACAACGTTGAACTTTCCATTGGTGGTCAACGCATCGATAAGCACTACCAAAAGTGGTGGCGTTTGTACTCCGAGCTTTACTTGGATGAAGCCAAGAAGGCTAACTGGGCGAAGATGACCACTGCCAAGACCGGTAACACCGTGTACTTGCCTTTGATCTTCTTCTTCAACCGCAACCCAGGTCTT